AGTTGACGGTACACATAAAATATGGGAGATTATAAGTGAGCTCATTGGACCTACTTGGGTAATACACCCTCAGAACAATGTACTTATTTTAAGACCAGGACAGAACGGAATGTTCACTCACTCTGACTCTCCTGGAAAATATCAGTGTCATCGTCTTTCTCAAATAGATGTATGGTCAACCTGCTGCTTATTAGATTATGGAGTAGTTGCCTACCTAGGTAATTGGGAAGGCGGCGAGGTCTTTTATCCAAATATAAATAAAGACGGTTCAATTAAAAAAGATGGAGAACAGTCTGACGATTGTTTTGAATATAAGCCAGAACGTGGAGATATTGTAATTCACAGTGCTTTTTCTCCATACAATCACGGTGTTAGAGATGTAAAATCTGGCGTCAGATATGCTTTTTCAAACTTCTCTTTGAAGGCAGAAGATAATCCTGGAACATTCTATAATTATGGGACAAAGGAATATATTGAGCAGATTAAAGATAAAAATTTTGTCAATGTGATGGAATGGACTAAAAGACTAAAAGAAAATCCACAATTTAGCAAAGACAAAGTAAAAGAAATGCAGGATTCTGGTCTTGAGGGTGAAGAGCTTGCATCTAAATATTTTGCTCCACTAGTTAATGATGAAGTCTGCGCTTGTGGAATTGTTCATCAAAAAAATTAAACTTACCACTTACCAATTGGACATTTAGCCTTTTCTAGCTTTGTCTTTAGCTTCATAAAGCAGCCACACTTCCTGCAGGTTTGATTGCTTTTACGAAAGAAATCACAGCCTTTACAAATATTCAAACGATATTCTTCAAGTTCTTCTGGACTTCTAGGAGAACCATTAATAAGATCCCAAGGCTTTACGTCATCACTCATGATATCTCCAATTTGGACGGTATATCAATGATATCACAAGATATAGTTGTCCATAACTGATGAGACATACTAGGACGTATAGTAGCTGACATACTTGGTGTTTCCATTATATATTTATAGCCTTTGCCATGCTTAGAATCTTTCTTGATCCAATGCTCAAGTGAGTAATCAAGGTTTGAAGCAGGGAAAACAAATAGGTAATAAGTTTTAGTGTCATTTTTGGACGGTATAGATGACCAATCCTGGTCTGCTTTCGCTAAACACACATAATAATCAGCATGTGTAGAAGCAACTGCTTCAAGCATCTTCTCTAGTGTTTCATGTTTGCCTAGCCTGGAGCCACTTATAACTAGAGTTTGCTTTATAGGGTCATATCTTCCTGACTTAACACTTATACTCTGCCCTGACTCTAAAGTCATGTCTATGCTTACGCTATGGCTTCTATCGGGCTTCCAGTCGTTTGGCATACCGTTTTCATTTAGCGTATCAGAGACAAGCTCTTCTAGAAATTCAGATGTACAAGGTAGCCTATATACAGAGTGATGGATTGATAATTTTTCTAGTAAGCTTGCAATTAGAATATTTTTTATTTGTTCATGCATAGTAAATCCATTGTATCAGACATGCTTGGATGGTGTCAATCCATATGTGTCTAAGGGATGGTTTGTATAGCCTCTATTTCGGCGACGGCTTAAAGGCCCCGCCCGAACTTAAAAGATAATCTTATATTAAATAATGATATAATAATCCTTATGACTCCACAAGACTGGGCAGCATTTATTCTTACAGTACTCTCAATCGGCGGAGTAATATTCGGTGTTATTAATTTTTTAATTAAGCACTATCTAAGCGAGCTTAAACCGAATTCTGGCTCATCGCTAAAAGACTCAGTTAATCGCCTTGAGGAAAAGACTGACAATATTTTTGATCTATTGATTGAGCATATTAAAGATCATAACAAGAAGTAATCTAATTTTCCTATTTTCCATATATACTATATATAAACTATCTTTTAAAAACCTTGTTTAGATATAGTTCTTTTCTTTATATATTTTAAGTATACACTACTCAATACCCTGGCTAATTACTCATAACATAACAAAACGGACATTTAGGACTATAACAATTTGATAACAATTTGATATATAACAATAAGTTATAATTCTATACGCTCTGGCTTATTTTAAATAATATAATGTTATAATTCATGTGGATTGGTTCCTAGGTTGCTATACCCCACCCCAATGCCCCCTAGGAGCCAATTCTTTTTATTATGGTATAATCAGTGATATGTGCTCACCTACAGTAGAAAAATTTGGGGCTACCCCAGCAAATATTCAATGGACTGTTGTTCGTGGAGACTATGCATCCTTTACCGTTTCATTTCTTGAAAATGATGAGGTTACAGAATTTGATACAAATGGATGGGCTTTTGCTGCGACAGCATATGATCCAAGCACTGATTTTCTTGACGAGCTAGAGGTTTCTGTTAATGGATCATCAGTAACCGTGAGTGCCCCAGCATCTGTGACAGAAAATTGGGGAACAAAATATAGGTCAGTAGTTGCAGAGCTATCTTTTGATCTTCAGGCCATAGTTCCAGACGGTAGCACAACAATTACCTGGACACCAGTTATTGGAACAATCTGCGTACTAGGAGATGTATCTCCAAGTGGTACAAAAAATGTTATTGGTGGAGTATCTTAAATGATAATTAAAATTAATGATAAGAACACAAAACTTCCACCATTAATAAAAGTTAATGGAACTATTTTTAAAGTAAAGAAATAATTTTATGGCTATATCAAAAAATATGGATGCTCCAAAAACAAGATATGCGGAAGCAGTCAAGTCAACAAAAAGCGTAGAAGCAAATAATACTGAATACATTGCTGTTCCAGGAATCCAAGGAGAAAAAGGAGAAGTTGGTCCACAAGGACCAGCAGGCCCCGAAGGTCCTAGAGGCGAAAGAGGCATTCCAGGCAAAGACGGTAAAGACGGCCCACAAGGTCCTCAAGGCCCTAAAGGAGAGCCTGGCAGAGGTGGTGGAGAAGGATACGAAAGCCCATCTGGACAATACCCAGGATGGGCTTATTATCAAAACAAAAATAAAAAACCATTACTACTTGGGCCTGATAGAGGAGATGATGGTTGGGTAGATATTTTAATGAATGACGATGAAAATGCCAACATCCTAAAATTTCTTCCAGCAGGATCTGTCTCACTCTGGAATTCAGTTACTCAAAGAATTAATTTTAAACAATTAAAAGTAGGAGCTAAAGTAGATATAAGATATGATATAGCACTCACCACAGATACAAATAGTACAGAAGCCTGGATCAGGACTTACATACCAAAGGTGGAGTCACCAACTGGATATATTGGTATGCTTAAATATAAATATCCTTATGAGATGTCTGTAAACCAAACACTTTATGTAGACCTTTCAAAAATTAGGTCAGAGGGTGGAATTATTCAAGCAAGGGCAGATAATGAAAGTAGCATTATTTTAAAGGGCATGTATATATCAATTTCATAAAAAAAATACCCCCAAGGCATTTGGCCAAGGGGGTATCTTAGTAAAAATCAATGAGGAAACTTCTTCATCCAATTTTTAGTTCTTGGGGTAATACCCTTCCAAGCAGACCAATCTTCCCCGCCATTGCTCATGTGGTATGCAACCTGAGCATTAATCACTGGGTTAAGCAATTCACTATTAAAGTTTAGGCCAAACTTTTCTTTACGGCCTTCTTTTAATATTCCTAGCATATTTATTTGAAAAATACCATAGGAATTATCCCCAGTATGGACATCACCATTAAAAGCCAATGGTCGCCCATTTGACTCTTTCTTGGCAACTGCCCAAGCTTCTACTAGGTTTTTGCCACGAAAACCAACAGCATGTAAAAGCTCTTTAAGCTGACGATCTGTAAGAGTAACAGCATCTTGGTATTTATAAAGAACATCTAAGTTCTTTTTTACCTTAACAAGACTCTTAGGCTTAGAAACCAAAAAAACCGCCTTGGCGGTTGAAGGTTCAGAAACAACGGGTTTACTTAAATTATTTTCATTACTAATAGCATTTGCAGCATTAGTAAGTGGTGCCAATAATCCAACCCCAGCAAGGATTCCAATCCAAATCTTTTTATCTCTTCTCATCATAATAACCTCCTAGAGACTAAAGGTGCTACCGTTTGGTAGCACTAACTAAGTATAACATGGGATTGCCGCAAAAAGCAAGTTTTATAACATTTTTTTATCAAACCATAAAAATGCTGATTTCAAGTGGTATAATATAAAAATGGCTACATACAGAGGACAAGGCGCATCCACATACGATATTGGTGAAGCACCACCATTTGTTAACTGGACTATTGTAAAAGGCGACACAGCATCTTTTCGCATATATCTCACAGACGACAATAAAGAGCCTTTAAATATTCCTGACTGGGATATTGAGGTAGAATTTAAAAGACCAAATACCCCTGTTACTCCTCAAACAATTACAGATTTTGCAACACTAATTTTTTCAATTACTCCAGAGCAAGATTTGGAAGATCTTGATGGTGAGTTTAAGGTTAACCTAACTGCTGCACAAACCGCACAGTTGAGAACAAATGATATTTTTGATATTGAATTACGTCTTCCACAGAACACACTTGTTTGGACTGTTGCTCAAGGGAAGATTATTCTCCTTGAGGATGTTACAAACTAATGGCAACAGTTGTTATAAATAACAGTACCCCTGTTTTTACAAGGAACATTGAAAAGGTTTCTTTTCCAAATGTAGAAATTGATCAGGTAAAACGTGGGGTAAATATAAACTCTGTACTGCCATTTAGAATAAGGTTTACAGCAATACAGGTTCCAGCATCTATTGGCAATGTGCCAGCTATTCCTTTTCAGGTTATTGGTTTTTCTAACTATATACTTTAAAATGCATGATATAATTCATCTATGGCTAAATTATCAATCTCAAGCATAAAGTCTTTATTTCAAACTGGAGACCGTCCAAGTCAAACAAACTATGAAGATTTGATTGACAGCACATCTGCAAGATCAACAGATCTAGGTTCAGATGGAAACAATGAAGTTACAATTAACGGCATTGAGAACTCAACAATTTTTGATAATTTTTTGGCAAGTGAGTGGAGATCAGTCAAATACATGGTCTCAATTAAAAAGACTTCTGGGGGCGCAAATAAATACTGGTCCACAGAATTAACCATAGTCCCTGACAATGTAGATGTGAACGTGAGTGAGTATGGAACAGTAGACAATGATGGGAATATTGGCACCATCTCCGTGTCTAGAGCGGGAGATACAGTTTCACTAACTGTAGTTCCAGTGGGTGGGCAAACACCAATAACCTTGCGCTATTTGCGTATTGGGTTAAAGGCCTAACTAAGGAGATAAAATGGCAACAGTAACAAAAGATTTTAGAGTAAAAGCAGGACTGGTGGTTGAGGGATCAACCGCGACTGTTAATGGAAAGAATATTATCACTGCAGGTGTCGTTGACGCTAAAGGTGATTTGATTGTTGGTAGTGCAGATGATGCAGTAGCACGCCTTGGTATTGGTACCAATGGTCAAGTACTTACAGCAAATTCAAGTGCTACATATGGTGTTGAATGGCAAGCCCCAGCAGCAGTTGGTGTATTCGGTTCAAGCATTGAGTTTGAAGGTGCAACAGCAGACGCACATGAAACAACACTTCAAGTAGAAGATCCAACTGCAGATAGAACAATTACACTTCCAAACGCAACTGGACAAGTTGTTCTTCGTGATACAACAGATACATTAATAAATAAATCAGTTTCACTAACAACAAACACAATTACAGGAACTATTGCAGAATTTAATACAGCACTAACAGATGCAAATTTTGCAACACTTTCAGGTACTGAGACTCTTGCAAATAAGACTATTACCTCACCAACAGTTTCAGGTCTATATCTTTCAGATGGATCATTTGTTGTAGAAGGTACAGCAAACGATCATGAAACTACCGTTCAGTTTACTGATCCTACAGCAGATCGTACAATTACATTCCCAGATGCAGGTGGTACAGTAGCCTTTACATCAGATATTCCATCACTTACAGGATATGTAACTGAATCTGGAACACAGACATTAACAAACAAAACACTGACCTCACCGTTAGTTTCTGGTTTATCTATTACAGATGGATCAATTGTTGTGGAGGGTGCGACAGCAAATGATCATGAAACTACCCTTCAATTTACAGATCCAACAGCAGACCGTACAATTACATTTAAAGATGAAACTGGTACAGTAGCATTTACTGCAGATGTAGATACAAGACTAGCAACCGCTGGTGGCACCATGACTGGTGCAATTGCAATGGGTACAAACAAGATTACAGGTCTTGGAACACCAACAGATGCAACAGATGCAGCAACAAAGGCATATGTAGATTCAGCAGCACAAGGTATTGACTGGAAAGCATCAGTACGTGCAGCAACAACAGCATCAGTAACTCTTGCATCTGGCCTAGAAAACGGAGATACTCTTGATGGAGTAACTCTTGCAACTGGAGATCGTGTTCTCGTTAAGAACCAATCAACTGGTTCAGAAAACGGTATTTATGTAGTT